CACCTGTTGCCGAGTGGCGACCCCGAAAATAAGGCGGCAAAGCTACACATGGCTGTTGGAGAGCTTTTATGGGTTTGGACTGAAGTATGGCCATTGGTACATAGCCTGACTTCATGCGAAACCGTGAAATTCCGATTCAAACAACTACCAGCCATCATCGACAAGCTCACAGCCCGCCCACCAGCACAGGTGGCGCAAGCGGATACTACTCCGCACTGCGTCGGGCACGATTCATTTGAATACGACTGTATCGACTGTTCAGATGCCGGTGAGCGTCTGCGTACAACCAATGCCGAGCCAGTGGCGCAGGTTGAGGCGGTGGCGTGCGACGAAACCCACCCGACGAATCGCAGCCTGTTCAAGTTCATGTGCACACACGCCGGTATTGTTCTCGGCGAGGACACCATCGTAAGCGCGACGGAGAAATTCATGGCGAAGGTTCACCCCGCCGCGCCCATGAGCGTGCCGAATGCTCGCGCACTCCACGTTCTGAAAGCTGCGCCGGATGAGCCACAGTTCGACCCGGAAGATTTCACCAGCGTAGACACCCGGCTTTACTTCTGGCGTACAGGTTGGAACGCCTGCCGCGACGCCATGCTCGCCGCCGCCCCGTCGCCGGGAGAACCGTCATGAGCTTTGAGAAATGGTATAGCCGACAGGAGACATCAGTTTGGCGGGCATTGCTGTGGATCAAGGATGATCTGAAAGATGCATATCTTGCCGGCCGCAAGAGTGTGAAGATACCAAAGCCCGTAACCACCACACCCATCGGCATTGCAGCTGTGCGTGAAGTGATCGCAGAGATGAGAGGTGAGCCACTCGGGGTAGGTCTAAGACAGCAGCGAGATTGGGCTGATAAGCTTGAATCGGCAATAAAATAGTATTGTCCCAATTTGGGACATACCTTAAGGGACTTTGAAGATGCCACCGTCAAAACTTCCAACCCACACAGATCTTTGCCGTTCAGTAGCAAAAATCAACGCCTTCCTCCGAGTTGGTAACAAAGACAGTGCAAGGCAATGGGCTATCATCCTAGTAAATCAACTCATCAAATTATCTCTCATAAATCCTGCAAATATAGGGAAATAACTTATTGACATTGGCATGTCAATGGGTTATTATCACCATTCGTTCTAACAAACACACAACACTTCCAACTAGATGAGACTTTCACACCAAATTAACTTTACCCCTAACACAAAGGGGTAACATCCCGCTACCCTTCCGGGTGGCAACAACCTGGCAACTATGCCAAACCTCAACCAAGTGGAGTATAAAGATGGACGTTTCTGCAAAGACCAAAGAACATCCGGAAGTCGTTTCGGTTTCCTATGATATCCCCGATAGCCTGGCCGACCTGACTGCAAAGTTTGGTGAAGGTGTTGTCGCCAGCAATGCCAAGGGGGCTATTATCATCTCCCTTCAGGCTTTCATCCGTCGGCATATTGAGAAGTCCCCTGAGGAAATCAACAAGCTGGTTGCTGAGTGGAAGCCGGACACTCGTACTAGTGGCCCGAAGAAGTCTGCGCTGGAGAAGGCTACTGAGGCTCTGTCTGGCCTGTCTGCTGAACAGCGTGCGGAGTTGCTGAAGCAGCTGACTGGTGGTGCGGCGCCTGCGACTGCCAATAGTCGTCGCGGTCAGTAAGTGAATGATCTGGGCTCGCATACCCCAAAGCACTGTTTCTAACCCCCTTATGAAACAGAAGAGCTAAACGTATGCTATTCTCCCGACGACGCCTAACCTTGGAACAAGAAGAAGCTATTGCAAGCACAATGGCAAAGGAATGGAAGAGGGATTATGAGTTCAGGTTTATGACTTTCATGGCAGAGATGGATACTCCATTCTGGCACATGATAATGAAAGACCTGTTAGATAAAACTTTTGGCCCATTGAAGTAGCAGTGGGCATTATGTTGCTGCCTTAGCCAGAGTGGTAGAACAGTTAAAGACTAGTCATCTTTAATTGAGCCTACGGATTGACTATCCCTGAGGCAGCAACCTAATGATTAGTAAAACAATAACAACTGGAGATACTTATGGAATTTTCTAAAGACTTCTTAGAACAATTAGCAAATGATCTATCTGATGTAGCAGATGCTTTAGATGATGACGACCAAACTGCTAGAGCTAGATTATTTGAAAGAGTAGTTGCAATTCTTAGAACACTATAAGCAGTATGTACAAATAACAACAACTGGAATACAACATGAAGAAAGTATACATCCTCAATGACGGAGGTCATAACTATGATGACGCTGCCCGCTTTGGGGAGATAACCTTTTGCCTTGAGCATAATGTGTCTAAGTGGGATATCTCTCAGATGTACCGAGAGTTAAATGAAGCACTTCTGGATGCTAACCATGACGATTATATTGTTATCTCCAGTCTTGCTACCTTGTGCAGCGTTGCTACAGCTATCCTTGCAGATCGTTTTGGCGAGGTACATTTTCTTATCTTTAAGGATGGGAAGTATGTGGAGAGGACATTAATGTTGGATAATGATATTACAACAGGAGAGTAAATGTGACACAACAACTACCAACAGATGACAAAGAAACATATGACAACACTCGCCTTTCTGGATACAAGGTTTGCCCACGTAGTTACTTCATTCGTCATGTTCTTGGTTGGACTAGTGATGGGACTGCTCCTGCCCTTTCTTTTGGGAGCAGCTGGCATGCTGGCATGGATGCAGTGTGGGGATATGCTCAGGGTAATAATCAATCTCAGCTGACTGAGCTGGCAATGCTTTCCTTTTACCAGAAGTGGGAAGAGGAAGGCCTCGATCCACAGATGGACATTAACGATCTAGATCGAATGGCACCCAGAACGCCAATGGTTGCTCATGAGATGTACCATAACTACATCTCCCAGCGTTGGAAGATGCTACAGGAAGCAGAACTACTGGCAGGTGAGCAGCCATTCGCAGTGCCTATGCCGGGCATTGAGAATGTTTGGTATATCGGCAGGCTTGATAAGAGTATCAGGTGGAATGCTCAGAACATCATCCTTGAGCATAAGACCACAACTGCTTATGCTATTCAAGGGAACTTTCAGCCCCTGTATGTTGACAGCTGGTACTCATCCAGTCAGGTAAAAGGGTATGAGTTTGCTGGCACCTTGTACTACGAGAACATCGCTGGCGTATGGGTAGATGCTGCTCTTGTGCACAAAAAAGTGCACGATGCATTTAAGTTTATTCCTGTCAAGCACAACTTTAACCTACTGCAAGAATGGGTGTGGGATGCTCAGCAGTGGGTACTACGTGTGCAGGGAGAAGTAAATAAGTACAAGGAGAAAGGAAAACTGGAGCCGGGAATGTTCCCTCGCAATGAGGAGTCATGTCATGGTAAGTATGATGTTTGTCCGTTCCTTGATATTTGTCGTACTACTTCTGATCCCAGTCAATTAGATGGACCTCCGGTTGGGTATAAGGAGAGTGTGTGGAATCCCTTTGATGTATTGGGATTGAAGAAGTTAATTGAAGAAAGCAACTCACAACAGGAGGCAACCTGATGAAACTCAAATCCCTCAAGATTGAACCTTGGACTACTGATCCAAAACGTACTTATCGCGATGCAGTATTCATGGATGAGGCTACTGGGGTAACTATTGGTATTCCTCTTAGCGCTGATGACGTGCTGATTATTGAAGCTGCTATGGAAGATATTGTGAAGAGGGTGCTTGAGGTTATGAAAGATGGCTAATGCTCGCACAGCCCACAACTCAGCTAAACATAAGTTCCTCCTCCTTGGAGATACTGGCAGTGGAAAGACCACGCAATTCCTTACTATCCCAGGTCGGAAGTTCATTTATCTCTTTGACCCTAACGCAATACTTTCGCTGCGTGGACATGACGTGGAGTATGAAGAGTTTCTCCCCGATCGACTTAATCTTTCAGTGCGATCACTGTCAAAAGATAAAGGGGGGGATAAGACTACTAACCATCAAAACAATATGTACGTCGAGTGGGAGAAAGACTTCGACGAAAAGATTGAATCTGGATTCTTTGATCAGTTCGACGTTATCGGGATGGACAGTGCAACCACCTTCCTTGACCTTATCATGGATCGTATCCTAACCATTAATGGAAGGGCTGGTAACTGGCCTCAGCAGGATGACTACGGCCCACAGATGTCCACCTTTACCAACGTCTGCCGCACCTTCATGTCATTGGATAAGACAATCTTCATGACAGGTCATATGGAGACAAAACAGGATGAACTGACCAAGCGTATCCTTCGTCAGCCAATGATGACAGGACGTCTTCGTACCAAGATTCCCTTGCTGTTCTCCGATATCTTCATCACCGAAGCAGAGAATGATGGAAAGGGAAATATCAAGCATAAGATTCAGACAACACCCGACAGGATGACAACCGCTGTTCGTAGCTCATTCAATCCAAAGCTGGAAGCATTTGAAGATGTAACCATCGACTGGAGTCAGGAAGTGGTAGGGCAGGGAATTGGCGGACTTATTAACTGGGAAGTAAAGGAGAATACAAAGTGAAAGTGCAGCAACTGATTGATCGTCTTGCAGACTTCCGTGGTGACGCTAATGTTACCTGCTGGCTCCACAATGAGGATGCAAACACAGAGATTAATGTATCCGTAGATTCTGTAGATCGTGATAGGAATGGCAACGTCGGATTGAACTGGCATGAAGATGCAGCATCGTCTGCTATTGGTTCATTTAGGATCAATATCGATGAATAACTGTTGTCCCAAATTGGGACACGGCTAACTGATCCCGTCAGTATAACCGGGAAAATCTGGACATAAGTCCCTTTCAAACTAAACCAACCTGAGTATATAAAAATGGCTTTCATTAACGTTGATCTTGATAGTGCAGAAGAGTCTCAGCCCGCCGCGCAGGGTTCCTATAACTTGCAAATCACTGAGGCTGTGGAAATGGTTACTGGACCTAACAGTAAAAGCCCCGGTAGCCCGATGCTTCGTGTCAGCTTGGGTTTTGTGGACGAAGTAGCTGTACCGAATATCTCTCAGTTCATTATGCTTCCAAAGGAAGATGATGAGCCGAAAGATCTTCAGATGAAGATGTTGAACTTGCGTCGCTTCTTGACCTTGTTCAATGTTCCTTACGATAGTGCCGGTATTGACACTGAGAAACTGTGTATGGAAATGCCTGGGCATGTAGCCAATACAGAAGTAACTCTGTCTGAGCCTGATGCTAATGGCAATGTGTACAACAGGTTGAAAGTCCCCCGTATCCGAGGGGAAGCTGCTGGTGGTAGTAATCGTAAACCGCCTGCTCGTAAGCGGTAAGTTGTACTATTTAACCTGGGACGGTTTCGGCCGTCCTGGGTTTTTTACCGGAGACGTTTTGTGTCTTATATCCCTTACATCATCGACTTTGAGACAACCGATAAGGATCCTCTCAAGGCATTGCCAGTTGAACTAGCATACATTCGTAGCGGTACTCCACTGGCATATGAAATCCTTATCAATCCCGGTATTCCTATTCCACCCGAGACAAGTGCAATCCATCACATCACCGATGATGATGTAGTTGGAGCTCCCGGCTGGGGAGATGTTCAAGCTTCCCTAATTGACGACGTTGGCTATGCTTGCAATAGTGGAATAGTTATCCTTGTAGCACATAATGCTTCCTATGAACAGGGAATTCTCCGCAATGCTACCTTTGATACACATGTAGACTGGATCTGTACATACAAAGCAGCAATGCGAGTGTGGCCAGAGGCACCTTCCTTCTCCAATGAAGGTCTGCGGTACTGGCTTAAGCTGGGAGGTCTTGGGCGCCGGTATAGTCAAGGTACCCATAGCGCTTTACATGACTGCAAGGTAACTGAACTATTGTATCTTGAACTCCTGAAGCATACAACAGTTGAAGATATGATTGCATGGCAGAAACTTCCTGCCAAACTCCCTAAGATTCCCTTCGGAAAGCATAGAGGTTTAACATGGGATAAAGTACCAACAGACTATCTCCAATGGTCACTGGCACAGGCTGATATGGATGAGTCAGTTAAGGCTTGTAGCAAAGATGAACTGGTAAAACGTAATGCACCTCTAGTGAAACAGTATGGGAGAAGGTAATGACTAGGTTTATTAAAAGACCAGTGACAATTAATGCTATTCAATTTACTGGAGATAATGCAGATACTGTTATATCTTTTCTTAATCCAATAGATGTTGATTATTCATCTGAAGAAGGAACTATAGTTATTTTTGATGATGTTGGAGTAAAACGAGCATATAAAAATGACTGGATTATTAAAAGTGCCGGCAATGTAGATATAGTTAATCAAGAGGTGTTCATAACACTATATGCACCGATAGGAGAAGGTAATGCAACTATCTGATTTGGTCAAGCCTATCGACCAAATGACTGATGATGAGCTCAAAGAATCATTGAGGGCTCTCAGACATAGGCGAACCACAGAACGTCCAGCTGCTGCTAAACACAAGGCAAAAGCAGAGAAGAAAGAAGCTGCTCCAAAGATGACAAAGGTAAAAAATCTTTTGGCTGGCTTAAGTCCAGAAGAAATGGCCGCACTTCTCAAGCAACTAGGGGAATAGAAAAATGGATGGTCTTGTAAAGTACAAAGATAAGCTAAAGATGATCAACCTGTCTGATATTACTTTGGATGATAGGTATCGAAAAGATCTTGGTGATATTGAAGGACTGACAGAATCTATTAAGGAGAAGGGGGTACTTCAACCAATCACCCTTAACAACGACATGAAGTTGCTTGCAGGTGAGCGTCGATATACTGCCGCGAAAGCTGCCGGTTTATCACAAATCCCCGCCCTCCTCCGAGCTATTGAAGGCGAGATAGACGAACGAGAGATTGAACTCTTCGAGAACATTCATCGGAAGTCATTCACCTGGCAGGAAGAGGCTAATCTAACCCTTGAGATTGACCGCCTG